TAAAGAGGTTTACTGCTTTGACACTAGAGTTCAATTACAAGATGGCTCTTTCAGGGTCACAGTGTGGGATTCTATTGAGCCTACTGCTTTGCTATCTCGTAGGAATGGCGATGTTCTGATTGGCAAGAATGGTTACATTGGTAAGTACAGTAACTACCAAGACCATACATCTTCTTACAGGATGATGTACTTTACTAATCATGCTGACCTTGGAAATGCCAATGTCACTTCCTTGTTAAAGAGATTAAAGGTAGTTGTGATTGGTGGCACAAACCAGTATGTCACGATGAAGTGGGGTTTTGACTTCACTACGAATTACTTGTCTGCCAATGCTCTTATCCCAACACAATCTGTTTCTGAGTATGGCATTGCTGAATATGGTGCTAACGCTACAGTAGTTGCACAATATTCTGATGGTGTTGCTTTACAGACTCTGGTTGTTCAGGCAAGTGGTAGCGGTAAAATTGTTCAAACTGGCTACGAGTCAAACATCAATGGTTCGCCTTTGTCTATTCAGCGAATTGAAATTCAATCTAAAGACGGGAAAATGTCATGAGTAACTATACACAATCAACCAATTTCGCTACAAAGGATGCACTTTCTTCTGGTGATCCACTCAAGATTGTCAAAGGTACTGAGATCAATACTGAGTTTGTCAATATCTCTACTGCTATTGCGACTAAGGCTGATTTAGCATCTCCTACTCTTACTGGAACACCTGCTGCTCCTACAGCATCTAGTGGAACAAACACCACTCAGGTAGCGACTACTGCTTTTGTTACAGCGGCAGTTGCAAGTGGAGTTACATCTGCTTTGGCGGCTGTTTATCCTGTAGGTTCTATCTACATCAATGCTGGTGTAAGCACTAATCCCGCTACTTTGTTGGGTTTTGGTACTTGGACAGCGTTTGGTGCTGGTCGAGTGATGGTTGGTTTGAATGCAAGTGATGCTTTGTTTGACACCTTGGAAGAAACTGGTGGTAGCAAAGATACAACCCTTCCGATACACGGACACACATACAGTGGTACTACAAGCAATCATGCTGGACACCAACACGCTGTTGACTATCCATTAGATTGCACAACCAATAAACAACAATTTGGCGTTACGACAACCTCTGGTTTCTCTACAGATACTTTCTGTGATACAGATGGTAGTAGTGCAGATGTTCCGCTTTCTCAGTCTGCTGGTAGTCACACTCACACCATTTCAGGCTCTACAGATACAAGCGGTAGTGCTGGCTCTAACACCAACCTTCAGCCGTACATTACTGTTGCGATGTGGAAGCGTACAGCATGATTTCACACCACTTCAGTGATGGTTTGTATGCCAAGGAAACGCAGTTTAGCGAAGGCACAGCCATTTTGAAGCATACGCATGACTTTAGCCATTTGTCTATATTGGCAAAGGGTAAGGTAGCGGTGTTGAAGGGTGAGGAAGTAGAAGTTATTGAAGCGCCAGCTTGCATTGAGATTAAAGCGGGTTTAACGCATGGTGTTAAAGCGTTGACAGATTGTGTTTGGTTTTGTATTCACGCCACTGACGAGAAAGACCCGTCAAAAGTGGACGATATTTTGATTGGAGTTTGATATGCCAGCATTGATTACAGCAGGAGCATCCATAGTTGGTGGTTTATTGGGTGGTCGTTCAGCAAGAAAAGCCGCCCAGACACAGGCTGATGCACAGATAAAAGCAGCGCAGATTGCGGCTGATGAAGCTCGTTTTAGGCCAGTAGGTGTAACGACTCGATTCGGTTCATCTAACTTTACGACTGATCCAGCAACGGGTCGAGTTACTGGTGCGGGTTATACATTAGACCCACGAATGAAAGCGATGCAAGACCAATTCTTAGGTCTAGCAGAAACAGGCTTAACTGATGCGGCTGGTGCGAGAGCAAGATTTGCTCCATTAGGCGGTGCGGCTGAAGGACTGTTTAGTTTAGGTCAGCAGTATCTTGCTCAGTCTCCTGAAGAGGCGGCACAGCAGTACATGGCTAAACAACAAGATTTGTTAGCACCAAGTCGTGAGCGTCAATATGGACAACTACAGAATCAGTTGTTTAACACTGGTCGTGGTGGTTTGTCTGTTGGTGCTACTGGTGCTAGACCAAGTGGTGCAGGTGGTTTTGGTGCATCTAATCCTGAGACAGAAGCCTATTACAACGCCATTGCCCAACAAGATGCTGGTTTAGCGGCTCAAGCAATGCAAGCTGGTCAACAGCAAGTAGCCTTTGGAGCAGGTTTGTTCGGTACTGGTGGTAACTTGTTAACTCAAGGCTATCAAGGTCAGGCAGCGGCTCTTACTCCTTACCAAGCGTATCTACAAGGTGCTACAGGACTTGAATCTCTTGGACAACAACCTTTGGAGATGGGCGCTGCTTTGGGTGGTCGAAATGCCAATCCAACAGGTGCTAATGCTCTGTATGGTGGTGGTATGGGTGCGGCTAACACAATGTTTGGTGCTAATGCCTATAACCCGTTTGCAACAGCATTGATTGGTGCATCACAAAATCCTGCACTTATGAAGTCGGCAGGTTCTTTTGCGTCAGGATTTAGATGGAATCAGGGTGTTCCTGGATTTGGCACTGGTTCGGCTTATGGCAATCAAGACTTAGGTGGTTACCTTTAAGGAGTAAATCATGGCAGAAATCGTCCAATCTTTATTCGGCATAACTCCCGATATGTACCAGCAAAGCCAACAGGCTCGTGCTGATCAACAAGCAATGCAATATGCAAGGCTATCACCTTTTGAGCAAGCAAACTTTGCCATTGGTCGTGGCGCTAATATGCTTGGTGGTGTTATTGGTCGTGGTTTAGGTGGTGAAGACCCAGAACTAGCCCGTATTACTGCTAGACAACAGATTTCAGGACAGATTAACTATGCTGATCCTGCTTCTATTGCTAGAGGTGTAGAGATGCTACAACAGGTTGGTGATGGACAGGGAGCAATGATGCTTGCTGATGTCTATCGTAAGGCTGAGAGTGAACAAGCATTGGCTCAACAGCGTAGAGCACAAGCTGCTCGTGAGGCTAAACAAGCAACTCCTAACGACATCCAAATTGCTAATGAGATTGCTACTTTGACAGATGCTCAAGATCAATTGAAAAATCAAGAGCCATCACCAGAACGGAATCGTGCATTAAATATGTTGACGACTCGTTTGTCTGAACTAAATCGTTTGACAACAAAGCCTGAAAAAGACTTGCGTTTTGGCACAGACAGAGAGGCTGTTTCTTCTGAACTGTATGACAAACCATTTGCTCAACTGACTCCTGCTGAACGAGCAATCGTTAACAAGCGTGTTGAAGATGAGCAGGGCAAAAAAGCTGAGAAAGGCGCTGCTAAATTGACCAATGTGATGCCTGGTCAAAAGGAGTTTGCTGACATACCAAAGTTTAGGGCAGATGTGCAGAAGACAATTGCTCCTCAAATCCAATCTGTTACTGCGGCAGACCAAGCATTGCAAGCTATTAACGATTCAATTACATCAAATAACTTTGTCTCATTCAATGCGGCAAGGGTGCAATTGGCGAAGGCTCTTGGAGATAGTCAACTTAGTAGGCGTGATGTTGAGCAAGCTGGTGGCGACCCATCTTTGTTTGGCAGACTTTTAGACAGTACTTCAACATTGTTTACTGGTACTCCAACATTGGAAACACAGAACCTCATTAAGAACACCTTGAACGCAATTAAGAAGGTATCTACAGATAAAGCCAATAGAGAGATTGATGTGCAAAGAAACATTGCATATAGCACCCCTGGCTATGATCGTGCTCGTGTAGATGCGGCTCTTAAATTCCCTGAGTTTGAAGCAGTTACTGCCTCTCCAATATCTGGTGATGTAGCGGCACAAGCACGAGCGATACTTGAACAACGCAAAAAGGGTTCAAAATGAGTAAATTAGACCTTAACGCTTTGTCTGATGCAGAGTTGGAGGCTTTGGCCTCTGGCAATATTGCTTCTCTTTCTGACGAAACCTTGAAGATGTTAGCAGGAGAAAAGCCAGAAGCGCCTCCTACTGGTGCTGTGATGGCTGAAGCTGCAAGAAAAGGTCTTGCAAGTTTTGCAGGAACGACATCTGGTCTATCAAATGTCCTTTTCTCTGCTTTGGAAAGAGCAGGGATTAACCCTTTAACTTTGGGTATGAGAGCTTCTGGTGGTTTTGCTAGAGGTAAAAATATATTTAACCCATTGCCGAGCAATTTATCTGCTCCCCCTACAGAGGGTGGTCTTGTAGAAACCTTTAAAGCAGGTCGTGAGCCTGTTTACCAAGGATCAATGAGGGCGCTTGGGACTACTGGTGTAGAGCCTCAAAGTGGAATGCAGAAAATTTTAGCCGAAGGTACAGAAGCAACTACTTCCCCATACAGCTATCTATTCCCTGCATTAGCGGCTACCCGAAGAATGGGTATGTTTGGTCAAACCATCATGCGACCTGCTGAACAACAAGTTATTAGCTCTACTGCTGAAGCTGGTGGTCAAGCGGGTGAGTTTGTTGGTGAGAAATTAGGCTCTGCCACTACTGGTAGGGTTGTTGGTAGTGTTTTTGGTGGTGGTGGTGGTTCTTATGCACTAGGCACGACTCTCAAAACAGTTCCTTTGGCTGGAAAAGGCTTTGATATTGCTAAAAATCAATGGGATAAGGTTCGTGGAACTATTCCTGAAGATGAATTACTCAAGGATGTGGACAACCGAATCAGCAATATCTTTATTGCCGCAGGTGCTGCCGATCCTACTGTCTTGGATACGATTACCAAGGCCGCTAAAGCACAGCAAAACATTTCTTTGAAGACTCCTGGTGGTACACCCATACAGATGCCAATCAGCTCTTTGTTGGCAGACAATCCCGTTGTTAATCAATTGATTCAAAGTTTGTCAGCTAAAGACCCTGTATTTAGAGCGCAGTATGGCAATCAGTTTGAGCAAGCTAAACAGGCTCTTAATGCTAGTCAGATTCGTTTGTTTGGTGATCCATCAAAGGTTAGCGTTAACATCACTCCACTTGATTTGGCTAAACCACAGGCTCGTAGAACTAGAACCATTGATGAGCAGATTGCAGATACATACAAGGATGCCACTCTTGATCCTAATGTGTTTGGTCAACGGGTTTCTACACTTGTTGCTGCCAAAGAAGATGCCGCTTATAAGTTGGTAAAACCACTTTACACAGAGGCTTTTGACATTGCTAAACAAAAGAATGTTGAATTACCTGCCAACTCTGTTGATGACATCTATAACTTTGTTGCTGGTGAGCAAGCATCGGACATCTTTAAGACATTCCCATCTATCTACAATCGTGTTAGGGCTAAGTTTAGACCTACAGAAGTAGCGCCTAGCCCTATTCTTACCGCAGAAGGTCGTCCAATGACCGAGGGTGGAATTAAGTTTACTGCCGCTACAGTGGAAGATTTGGACTCCTTAAAGCGTGAAATCAACAAACAATTGCGTAAAACAAGCGAACCCGCTGATATTCGACTGCTCTCTGAGTTGAAGGCTCGTGTTGGTGGTCATATTGATAACCTTGATCCTGACTTTGTTCAGGCTTATCGCAATGCTGATGCTTCTTACTTCCAAAAGGTTGGATTGCCATTCAACTCTGAAACCCTGAAGTCTGTAGATCGTAAGAAGTTTGTTGAGCAGATTGCTCCTGCCATCATTGGCAATAAGTCCAATGTTGATGACTTTATCAAGGCTACTGGTGAAGAAGGCGTTAGAGTGGCTAGGGATGCCTTCTATGACAGCTTTAGTCGTGCGGCTTTGAAGAACGATGTACTTGATCCCAAAGCGGCTAATAAGTGGCTTGCTAAGAACCAAGGTGGAATCTCTTTAGTGCCAGGCTTGAGCGATGAGCTTCGTGCCGCTTCTAATGATGTTGCCGCCCTAATTGCAGAGCGAAATCGTTTGGATGCCGCCTTTAAGAAGGTTGCTGGTGAACAGATTGTGACTTCCGCAGGGTTTAATAGTCCACAAGACTTGGTTTCCAAGATGTATTCGGACATGGCCTTCACAAGCAAGTTTATGAACCAATATGGCGCTAACAAGGATGCTGTCAATGCGGCTCGTTCCTTCATGTTGGATGACATTGTTCGTGCGGGTGATCCGATTGGGACATTGAATGACAGAACCAAAGCGGCTGTGTTTAACAGGGTTTTTGGCTCAACTTATGCCCAGAAGATTCAAGACTTTGCCTTGGTGTCTGACAGACTGAATAAAGACCTTACCAATGTGCCTTTCAAGGTAGAAACAGTACCTAAAACACCTTTTGAGAGCCTTGTTGGTATTCCTCCAGAGCAAGTTATCTCAAGGTTTACCAATCCTGTTTCTGGTAATTTCTACGCTATTAGCTCTCTTATGAGTAAGTTCTGGGCTAACAAAGCGTCTGCATTAACAGAAGAGAAGTTGAAGGCTTTGCTGTTAAACCCAACTGATGCTGTAAAGGTGTTCTCAGCACTCCAACAAAAGAATGGTACTTTTGATCAAAGCAAGATCCAAGAGGCTATTCGGGTTGGTAAGAAGTTTGGCATTGATTGGGGTCGTGATGCGATTCAAGATATTGCAACTGGTGCGGCTAGAGGAGCTGCTCAGTCAATGACCGAAGAGTAATGAAAGATTGGACTCTAGCAATTGCGACAGTCCTTCTTCTTTGTTTTGTAATTTTTTGTAGTTATATTGTTGTTTGGGCATTCCCGTGATCGCCTTTCTTTTGGCGGCAACCATAGAATACCGATGTATTAAATGGACTTGGACAGGTGATGTTTACAACCGAAGGGTTGTTTGCCTGAAGTGGGAGAGAAAAGATGTTAGACCCGATAAGCGCCCTAAATAGCCTACAAAGTGCTATTTCGATGGTTAAGAAGGCTAGTAAGGTAGCCAATGATTTAGGTGGTCTTGCCCCGATGATTGGCAAGATGTTTGATGCTAAGAGCCAAGCAACAAAGGCTATGCTTCAAGCAAAGAGGGAGAAAAAAGGCTCGAACATGGGTGCTGCTCTCCAGATCGAGATGGCACTAGAGCAAGCCAGAGCCTTTGAAGAAGAGTTAAAGATGTTGTTCATGCAGACAGGCAAGATTGATGTTTGGAACAAGATCAAAGCTAGACAGGCTGAGATGGACAGAGATGATGCCAAAGAGATGGCGGCATTGAGAGCAGAA